TTGATAAATTTTGTTCTAAATTTCCATTGCCTCAATGAATTTGTTTATGAGCAATTTCATATAAATAATCATATAGCAACTCAGCCACCTTATACCAACTATAGTCTTTTTCGATATAAGACTTGACTTTATTATAACTTTCAGTTGATTTTACTTGTTTACACTTTTCTTCATTATTTAATAATGTACTCATTAAGTTATTCATGGTTATATTATTTTGACAAAGACCATTTGGGTCTTGGACAACTACTGAATCTACATAATAAATATAATCTTCACCTCCGTTATTATATATATCATTCATATATTCTCTAGTACTTCCAGTTTTTGGAACTAGTACATTTAATCCAGATGCCAAGGCTTCTAACATAGTTAAACCAAAACCTTCTGCTAAATAAGGAGAGATATATAAATCAGAGGCATTGAATAAATCATTGATAGCAGAATAGCTTAAGGTTTTATTAGTAAAAATAATATGTTTATACAAGTTATCTATTTGTTCCTGTGTCATTGTACCTTTTTGTTTGAATTGAACAAAATAAGCTTCCAGAAATTCCTTACACATATAAAGGTCTCCAGAACCCTTGAGTAGTAATTTATATTGAGTCTTTTTTAATTTATTAACTAAATTATGAAGAGCTTCTAAAATTAGTAATATACCTTTATTTGTTGTCATTGCTCCAATGTTAATCATTAAAATATCTGAATCTTTCACATTATACATTTTTCTAATTTCATTACGCTTATTACTGTCTTTATGTCTATAAAAAATACTAGTATCTACCCCGTGTGTAATAATTCTATTTCGTGGACTCTCTTCGTTATTATTAAGATACGGTATCATACCTCTAGATGACCATACACTAGGAGACGTAAAATGTATATTATTAAATTGTTCTAAAAAAACTCTGATATATTCGTCATAATGAGTGTCATTTAATTCCGATGGTTTTTCTATTTGAAAATATCCGTGATTAATTTTAGAAAATTCACTAGTATAGAATACACATTTAGGAGTATCTTTATTTTCTTCATTAACATTGATATTATATGGATATGTTTGACGATAAATAACATCAACGTTTTCATCATTATACGTCTTCATATTTGTAAGAATAGTGTTATATTCTTCAGAGTATACTAATTTTTGTGTGTTTTTCCAATTAGGATTATAATAAGGTGCTTCTGTCACATAAAAATCAATCTTATGTCCATGTTTGCCATTTGGGCCATATAATTTCCAAAGATGAATCAATTGAAAAGCAGTTACTTGTCCGTATGAATGCTGTAAAAGTCTCCATCCTTCAAATAATACAGATAGACGTTTACCTTGTTTCTTCTGTTCCATATTATTAATTAACTAGATATAATTAATTAATTTTAAACTAACTTGATATATTTTATCGATTTGTATTTATTGCTTTTAATTCAAAAATTTTATTTCTGAACATATAATAAGTATCCAGATGCCTGAAACAAAACCTAGAACTCGTAAAACTACTCATCGTATTAGTGCAGCAGACTTATTAAGAAAACACTCTCCAATTAAGAATGGTCTTAAGATTAAAAATGAAGACAAACCTCTTGAACCATATACAAAAATTATTTCTAAATTATATTTAGGTAATTATCAAGCGGCTAAAGACCCTGAATTTTTTAAGGAAAAAAAGATTAAGGCCGTTTTAAACTGTACTAAGGATATTCCTAATCACTTCGCATGCAAAAAAGATATAGAATATATGCGAATACCAGTGGACGATTCTCTTCGTGAAACTGACTTCAAAAAAATGTACGAATTTTTCCCGGTTATTGTTGAATTTATTCACAAACACGTTGTTCTACAGAAAAACAACATCCTTGTCCATTGTTATGCTGGTCGCCAAAGAAGCGCTATCAGTGTAGCAGCTTATTTGGTCGCTAAAATGGGTATGACTCCTGCAGAAGCTTGTAAATATATTATGGACAAAAGAAAAGAAGCCTTCCACTTTGGGTTGTCTCTTAACTTTGAAGATTCTCTTAACAAATACTATAAGGATTTACAGAAGAGTAAGCGTCGTTAATTCGTTCAAAAGTTAATTTAAATATAAAAGTATTATAATATTAATAAAAATATTACAATATGAATCAAATTATTGCACCCAAGGCCATTAATTTCAACGAATTGGTTAAAAATAGCAATACGACATTATCACTAAATATTCAAACTAAGATGATTGATAAACTTAGTACAGAATTTACGAATGAGGAACAACAATGGTATGTAGCAAATTTATACATGTATATGAATTACCATCCAACGAATGATTATCCTATTAATTTAGAGGACGTATTTAAGATGATTGGATTTGCGAACAAAGGAAATGCGATGAAAACAATTAAAAGTAATTTTACTGAAGGTGAAGACTATAAAATGTCATTTTTCCGTTCGGAAAATAGAACAAAAGAAGGAGGTAAAGATAATCAAAATGTTATGTTAAACATCGATACATTTAAGAATTTATGTATGTTAGCAAAAACTGCTAAAGGCAAAGACATAAGAAAATATTATGTAAAACTAGAGAATATTTATAATCAAATCATTAAAGAAGAAATAGAAGAAAAGGAAACACTTTTACAAGACCAACAGAAGAAATTAGAATTTTATGAACAAAAACCTGTCACTCACGGATTTTTATCTAGACGTTCTGGGTATGTTTACTTATTACAAGAGCGTTCTACATCTTATCATTATAAAATTGGTATGACGTACGATGTAGACAAACGTTTACGGAATTTAAACACAAGTTCTAGTGGAAAAACTATTAGAATATACAACGAAGTTAAATCCTATGATTGTGAATTATTAGAAATGATGATTCATAAATTATTAAAACCTTTTAACATTGTAGGTCGAAGAGAATGGTTTTATTTTGACAATAAACAAGCCGAGTGTGCATTATATATGTTACATAAAGCAAATGATTTTTTAAACGATTACAATCATGCATCTCTTGAAGAATTTTCACAGTTTTTTAATATTGATAAATTAGAGTATTTAAAAGACAAATTAGTAAACGAAATAGAAGATTTAAAAAATACACAAGACACCAAAAAGAGTAGTATAACTTCAAAAATTAAAAGAAAACAAGATACAATTAATAGTATAAACGCACGTATCAAAGGCGAAGACGTTAAAGTTAATACAAAACAAGTTGACACTCCAATAATTAAAGAAACAAATGTTTTCAAGTTAACTGGTCAACAATTTAAAAATATAACAGGCAATTATAAAGGTGTTTTTTGGATTAAAGAGAAAAAGAAATGGCGTGGAGAGATTAAAATGCATTACAAGTCAATATTTTTAGGATATTTTGATTCAGAATTAGAGGGTGCTAAAGCATATAATGATTATGCTTTATTTATAAATAATAGGGATAATACTAATTACGAGCTAAATGATATCAAAGATTATGTACCTAATCCACGAGATATCCCTGAAGAAAATAAAGAAGAATTAGATGAAAATAAAACTTCTAATTATAATGGCGTTAGTTACTATTCCAAACGAAAATATTATGTAGCTGGTATTAAATATAAAGGTAAATCATATGGTCTAGGAAAGCATGAAAACGAAATAGAATGCGCTAAACTTTATAATCAACAAGCCCTATATTTTAATCAAGAATTTAACACAAATTATATATTAAATGAAATAGACGATTATATAACACAACCTAAAAATATTTACCAAGCAATCCAAGATAAAAAGTCTGAAAGAAAAACTAGTAAATATTACGGTGTAACGTTTTCAAAGAAAAATAACAAATTTAGAGTAGTTCTTGTTCATAATAAGAAGCAAATTCATATTGGATTTTTTGAAAATGAAAAAGATGCAGCTAAAGCTTACAATCAAAAAGCACTAGAATTAAATATGTCACACAAAACTAATTATAATATTAATTTAATAGAATAAATATCTAAATGATATTTATTTAATTAATCAATAAGTTAATTTATAATAAAAATAACATTAAAATAGAACTTAAACTAAACATCATATGAGGATTTTTCAAAAAAGCACCATTTGTCTTTGGTGCTTCCGACGTTGGTGTAGACGTTGCAGATGTTGAATTTGAAGTAGTTGTAGGTGTAGAGGTTGAAGTAGATGTTGAAGAACGTGTAGACGTCGTAGATGGACGTGTAGAATTAGTCCCGTTAGATAAATTTAATTGTAATGGAATTTCTGTTTCAATTTCTCCAAATAATCTTCCATTTACAGGACTAGAATAATTTCCAAAAGCTGTAATTTTAACAGTAAAATTAGTGACTGTATTTGGTTGAACAAAAGTCCTCATATCTAATCTCACCATTGTAGAATTAGTCAAATTCTTAGGAAAGGCAACAAGGCTATTTCCTCTTACATCTAAAAGTTCAGTTGTCGTATTTGTAACAAATAGTTTATTATTCTCATCATTTCTTTCAATTACATAGTCAATTAAAAATGATGAATTGTTAATAACTTGATTAGGTGTAGGACTATTAATTTTAATAGTGTCACAATAGACAAATGGCAAAAGAACGCTAAGAACTAAGAGAAGTTGCATTTTAGATAACATCTAAATATTATTGTTTTTAAATTAATTACTCTCTTTTCTTTTTCAATTTTATTTTAGTTTTCTTTTCTTTTTTTTGGTAATAACTTGAACAATCTTTTATGTTACCTTTATTGAATAACTTTTTTCCGTATTTTTTATACCATCCGTAAAACCAATATATATGTAAACCTAAAGCAGCTACACTAAAACCTAATATTACTCTATTTTCTCTGAAAATAAATGTGAGTATAGCGTGATATACTATTCTAGTTAAGAAAAATGTAATACCAAATAGATTATCATTTCTTAAACTAGAATCAAATGACCCGATACTTAACAAAAATGTAGGTAATTCTGACATCATATGTAATAGATATAATGGATATAATCCTGTATACAATGATAATAAGTTAATCCCTATGTATATAGTATGATGAATATTACCTGATAAACTTTTCATATATTCAGGGTATTCTTTATTGCCAACCCAAATATCCATTAAAAGATAAGATGCAAAATACAATACAATTAATTTTCCAAAATTTAAAGTATCCTTTTCTTCTAAAATTGTAAAGAAACGTTCTTGGCTAAATCCACTTGATAAATAATAATAATTTAAATAGACTCCCATTAAGAACAATGTTAATGATGATTTGATACTTAAAATATATGCTTTTTGTTTCTTTGTTAAATCTTTCTTAATATAATTGATAAATTTATAGTGAAAATAATAATCAATGCATCCTAAAAAGAAAATTAATACGTATGAGAATCCAGTTCCTGATGACATTGCTGTTTCAACGCTTCTATTTAATAATATTTATTTTTTTATTAAATAGATTTAAACGTAATCACCACTGTATCAATTTAAATCCAATAACTACCAAGATTAAAATAACAAGAGAAATAAAAGTAAATAAATATTTTTTAAGGATGGATGTGTCTCTTACAGTAATTGTAGATGTTGCTTCATCTGTTTGAAGTATGTGATTCGAATCTATATAATTATATGAAATAATATTGTTAAATTTGGAAAAAAATTTCTTTTTTGTTTCTTCATTTAAATTTGAAAAAGCATCTATAGACTCGTCTAATGTAAAATATTCTTTGATTGACATTTCTTGTCTACATAGAGGACAAGGTATTTTATCAGTTTGTATTGGAATATAATTTAGAAATATTTGAAATAAACATTTTGAATGTATAATACTCCTTTTATTACAACATTTTAATTCGATAAAATTACAATCTAAGGTATCAAAGCATAAAAAACATTCGTCTTTAAAGACATTAATTTCTATAAATTCTGGATTAATTTCTGACATTAAGCGAATTTATGTATATCTGTTTTTGATTTAATTCATTTTTAAATTAATCAGTTTCAACGTATTGTTGATTTTTTGCTATATAAAAATTATTTATTAGTGTAAATAAAATACCATAAAATAACGGTATACATAATAAATATAATATATGTTTTAATGTTAATCCACAACTTAAATTTCTTATTCTATATCTAAGATAACTTCTAGGAAAACAATACATACATGTATTACGTGTATCTGGTATATCTATAATAATATGATATTGCGTATTATAACTTCTTAATAAATTATTTATATTATTTGAAATTTCTGAAGATTTGAGTCCATATTCTAATATAGGAGTTGTTAGTAAATCGTTTAATGGAACTCTCATTGTAGTACTTCTACATAATGGACAATTAAATTCGCCTTTATAAACTAACCAGTTAATGATACATTTTGTATGCATTTTATTTTTACAACAATCTGTTAAAAACGTACAACCTGATTCTAGGCATATACAACATAAAGTGTCACACGGCATCCTTAAAATAGTTTTGATTTGAAAAATTAAATCAATTTATTTCTTTAGGTAGATTTTATTTCTTAAAATAACGTTTTTATGGAAACTTTTTTTTAAATACTATAAGTATATGAGTAATATGCAGTCAGGACAAGAACGTTTAGGTCAGCATTATAATCGTTACCAAAGAATCAATACAGATGAATATAATAAAAATCATTACACATCGAATGACTTTAAAACAGTTTTTTCTGATAATTTTAATCAGCAACTTAGTGTTACAGGAGAGCCTGATATTAAATATGAAACTCGAGATAATTATTTAGTTGTATCTTCAGCAGATAGAGATACGAGTGTATACCCAAGTTCTAGTAATTTTGTGATTCAATTAGAAAAAGAATACAAAAATATTACTAGTGTAGAATTAATTCAAGCAATTGTTCCAGATAAAAGTAATGTAACTTCTGAACCTTATTTACTTTTAAAAGTTCGGGAATTTGAGAATACTATGGATTCAAATAATAAACAAGTATATAATTCTTTTGCCATTTTACAAGTTTGCCCACCTACTGTATCTAATAGTTTTTTACAGATTGATAAAAGAATATTTGAGAATGTTACTTTAAATTATAGAACTCCTAGAGCTAACTTATCTAAGATTACAATACAAATTACTGATGCTGAAGGTACTATTTTTGATTTTGGAGGGAGTGGAACAACTACTAAAGCAAATCAATGCTTATTTGTTTTTAAAATTACTACATCAGATAGTAATAGAACTTTGCTAAATAATAGAAATGTTTATTAATATATAAATTTAAGATATAATCAATATAAATTTAAGATATAATCAATATAAATTTAAGATATAATTAATATAAATTTAAGATATAATTATATAATATAAAGGTCCATATAATTCCTTTCCGTTATTTTTTTTGAATTCTAAAAAAGTTCCAGGATTTATAGATGATAAATTTTTATGATGTTTATAAATTTTACATTCTTGTAATACAGTTGCGATAAATTCTGAACAGAACATAGCCTCACGTTTAGGTAATGTGATACCAAATAAATTACAAAAAAAGTTTAAAACAAAAATATTTCTAAAATTGGTATCGAATGGTATCTCTTTTTTATATTTTTTAAGATTTTGTAAAACATGATTTCTAATTTTTTCTCTAGTAATATTAGGTGTTTTTAATTGTGTAAAATAATATGTACCGTTATATTCTTCTAATCTTTTTTTTAAACAATATAAATGAACACCAGAATCATCTATATTTGATTGTAAATTCTCTTTAGGATGTGTTTCTAATAGATATAACTTATCTTTATGTTTGACAACCATACCCACATGGGAAAATTTACTAAACATTCTAAATCCTGCATCTATAATATTCCATCTAAAAATAATTAGGTCTCCTGTATTTGCTATATTTTCTAATCTTTCATAACTAACCATTGGAGTTTGTAGCATTTCTGTATCAATATACAAACAATCTAATGTATATACAGTAGCTACTATTAGTATGGATACTGCTAAAGTTAATTTATCTATATTATTTATCATTAATTAATTCATTCAAAAAAAAAAAAATATTTTAACATATTATATAAACATGGGACAACCAAAAGGTGGAAAAGGTGGCGGTAAAGGCCAAAAAAGCGGCGGTAAAAGCGGAGATAAAGGCGGAAAAGCTGGACAAAAGTCCGGTAAAAATGAACAAAAGTCTGAAAAGAAAGGCAATAACAAATCAAGTTCGTTAGTCAGTTTATGTCTATGCGTGTGCTTGTCAATTGTATATTCTATTATGATTGGATATTTAGGAGGCGCAGCTATTAAAACAGTAGGAGACAATCCTCAATTGCTTGCTATGGCAGCCTCAGACTCTCGCCTAAAGAAAAATGTTAAACAAGTGAGTTATGGCCTTAAAGAATTGTCACAAATTGAACCTAAATCATACAATTACATTACTGAAAATGACAAAACAACTCGTCATATTGGAGTTATGGCACAAGACTTGAAAAATATTATGCCAGAACTTGTAGTTGAATTAGATCAACATAAATTTAAAGATGTTGTACCTGAAAACTTAAGACAAGATACTGTTTACGGTGTTAAATATCAAGAATTAGTACCAGTTCTTATTAACGCTATAAAAGAACTTAAAGAAGAAGTAGAAACTCTTAAACAAAGAGTCAATTGAGTTTTATTACTAATTTTTCATTTAATTTAAATAAATGAAAAATTGTATAAGAGTTTAAGGGTGATTATTAACATTTAAAAAGTGAACAGTTTCAACTGGTTTATAATTCACTCCCCTAGATGAATATTTCTGTTTAAGACTAAATTTATCAACAAATCTACTTGGCATACCATTTCTACCTAATTCAAACCCAATTTGAGGTGTTTCAACTGATTTAATTGCTTGAGGAGTATGAATATCAAGTTTATCATCGAAAATAGTAAATGAACGTTTATGAAATTCACTTTCTCGTGGTAAGCAAGAATTTTTTCTTACTTCAATATTATTACGAATTGAATCCTCAACTAATACATCTCCATGAGCTACTTGACCTCTATAAGGAGTTGTAGGTACAGGTAACTGTCCAAATCCAGTTCTAACATTACAATTCGTTAATGTCTGTCCACTTTGACCATTTAATAAAGATGAATACGTATCAATACGGTCGCCTGGAACAAATAATTGGTCGCGAAGACCAATACCAAAAAAGTTTAGTTTTTCTCTTGCCTCTAATAAATCAATATGATTTGTTGTTACAAATTTTAATTTTTTACTATTTGATTTGTCTTTTTGTTGAGTATAACATAAATCTTCATTTAGTCTATTAAATTCATTATTTCTACGTTTAGAAAATTCCGAATCATCAAAATTTGCTGGATATAACTGCGCTGTATTAGAATGAGACATATATATAATATAACTAGAAAATAAAATAATTATAATTATTTATTAATTTAATATTTTAGTGAACGAGCAAAACATAATCTAATTGATTCCTTAACATGTTCTAAAATAAATGCTTTCATAGAATACATATAATTATCAATCGTCTCAGAATTATTCTCGTAATATAACACACTTATAAATGTTAAATAACTTATCATTATAAACAATAAAAACTGTTGAATTGATACTTCACTAATATAATGATTTTTACATTTATTTTTACCTTTTAATTTATAGTTTTTACAATATCGGCCATTTGAACGTTCTTCCCAGCATAATACCTTAGCCATTTTAATTATAACTATTTTCATTTAAAGTAAAATTCATTTTATTTTAAATGACATTTATCTAGTTTTACCACTTTATTATATAAGGTTTTACCACTTTATTATATAAATATCATTCTGTGAATCATAATCTACTATATAACCCTGTGAAATTAGTAATTGTTTATTAGATTTAGATAAAAATCTAGTTTGAAATGTCTTCTTGGGATAATTCACTTTAATGTAATTAATAATATAATTTAACTCATATAATTCAACTGACTGTAATTTTAATTGTCTTGAATTTTGAGCCTCATTCATATAAGTATTTAATGCATAAGAAATATTCATAACACTTGTATTTAATGAATCAATCTTATTTGATAAGGTAGATGTATTCTCATTAACTCTAATTCTAAACGAATTATCGTTATCGTTATCGTTATCGTTATC